CTAAACCTCTTTGAGAGTTCGCCTGAAGTCAGCATAACTGGCCTCAGGAAACAGAAAGCCTCGTGTTTTGCCGACTACGTAAGCCGCAACGTCATCAGAGATCGGGACTGTGCGCGGTGTGTTGGTTTTCGTCTTAACGAAAGACACCCGGTTATGAATCACATTCTCCGCCTTCAATCGCGCAGCTTCTCCCCATCTTGCCCCGGTACTCAAACACAAAACCGCAATTTTACGATTATCACCTGAGAGCGCAGCAAGTAAGGCGTCAATTTCCTCAAGAGTGAGATAGCCCGTTTCGGCTGTCTGCTCTTTCAGTTTTTTGAATCCCCTGAATGGATGCTCACCGTTATACAGTTCTGACTCAATCAGGGTTGTGAACATCCCACCTAGCGTGATCAGGTCGCGGTTGATGGCAGTTGGCTTAATACCTTCACCCCGACGTTGAGCACAATATTGCGTTATCAGGCTCTTGGTGATCTGGAAAGCGCACGGGTTTCCGGTCATCGTTTCGAAACGCTCAATTTTCCTGAGATACGATTGACCGTGCTCCTCATGTTTACCTTTCAGCTTCCACCATAACTCTTTTAGTTCCGACAATTGGCGTTTGTCCGTTGGTTTTGAAAGCCATTCCTTTGAGTGATGGTTATATTGAGTATGCTTTTCAAAAGCCATCGCCTCGCTTTTCTTGTCGAACTTCCGACGGATGCGTTTTCCGTTACGCCCGGTCGGTCTAATGTCCACTTCATATCGACCATCATCGAGCTTTTTAACAGACATAAAGCCTCCCGATGATGTTACTGCGTACTTCAATTTCCTGATTTAAATAGCAAAAACTCACTGTGTATTTACTGCACAAATAAGCGCCATAAATAGTTAGCCGGTTTTCTGGTCTGAGTGGGATGACGTTGTTGTCTGCTGCCCAAAATGCGCGAGAGCCGGTGCAATCTGCCCAGCTTCAGGTGATATCGTCTCTGTCATGAACCACATCGTGTATTTTTTGAACTGAGGATGATTCAAAATCTTCATCACCGCCTGTATGCCCATATCTTTTACACCCTTTTCATAACTCGAAAGAGAGCTATATGGAACGCCTATTAAGTCACTGAATTCTTTCCTATTCATACGTTCTGACTCACGCATGATCGCTAGCTTTTCATTTACGGGTATCATCGTAATTAACACTCCAATATTGATAGAAAAACGATAGCGGAGTAATCTTTAATTCGTTATCGCAAGTTAATTGCTCCAGTATGGCAATTAATAGCCATTAGGAGCAATTAAAACACTAACGAGGAATACTCACAAATGAATAGGGTCATTGATCGTGTGAGCGACGCCGTTCCATACCAGGAATTCGCGCGCCTTATTTGTAAAACACCTGCAGCCGTTAAAGGCATGATTGAGAAGGGCAAGCTGCCTGTAGTCGAGATGACTGATCCGCAGTCAACGAGTGGGCGCGCAGGGGAAAATTGGGTCTACCTGCCAGCATGGAACAAAGGAATGAAGATGGCTTATGACTGCCGTCCTAAAGAGATTCGCGATGGTTGGCTGATGTGGCTCGGATTAGGGGGGCCAGTATGAAGAATGAACCTCGTTGCATTGCACAGTTGCTTCGAAGAGAAAGCCCTAATCCGATTAACTTCACTATCACTCACGGTCGCGGACGCAAGGGCATCATCATCCGAACCCGTAAGACGGGTGTTATCGAGAAGCTTCGTCGCTTGGTCAAAAAGAGAGGACTGTGGTTATGACGGTAATGACACTTGATGTGATCCAGAAACAACCAACAGCACTTCGCGGTCTGGTCTGCAAGTATCTGGCTCAGCCTCGCTGGCAGGACACTTGCGATTTTTACAATCAGATGATGGAGCGGGAGCGTCTTACGGTTTGTTTCCACGCACAATTAAAACAGCGTCACTCTGTCATGCGCTTAGAGGAAATGACCGAAGCCGATCGTGAGCGTCTTGTTTGTGCGCTTGATGAATTGAGAACTGCATTTGCCCGGCGCCGACAATTTGGCGAGTCAAAAGCAATTTTCATCAGTCGCCTATCCGTTAGTCAAAGGCGCTCACTGTATCTTCATGCGGGACTGACAGAGCAGGAGTTTATGATGCCGCACTGGCGTTTGAATGAAGAGGACTGTTACTGGCGTGACAAACTTTTCCGCGCTCTACGAGAGCTGTTCAGCCTTTTTGAGTACGCACCAACTATTTTAACCTCGGTAAAACCTGAGCAGTATTTACATTAATTAATCTGGATTCGTTTTATTACGCGCCTTACAGCGTGGGGACTCGTTTTGTCTGGAGATAGGCAAATGCAAAAACAAAATACAGCGCAGCGGGGGATGTATTCGGCACATCTGGCGCAGGCAGTAAGCGAGGCACAGCGCGACTTGGCGACCCGTTACTCTTCTCAGTTTGATGGGCTTATCGCGTACATCAGTAAGTCAGAACTTAATCGCACCGAGATTATCGAGTTATTAGGACAGGAGTCGCAAAAGTTACACAACTCAATTTTCGGTAGAGCTGGCTAACCACTTTTAACAGGAAGCAAAAATGAGCATACGCATCGAGATTAATAATCAATACGTCATCACCAGTGATCGCTATCAATTCATTTTGCAGGAGAAGAAGACCGCAACATCCGGGAAGAATGAAGGTAAGGAATGGCTGGACGTTGTGGGTTACTACCCAACTATCCCTAAACTTATCTCAGGCCTGGTATTGCATGATCTTTTGACCAGCGATCTTACCGGCTTCTCAGCTTTGGAAGCCCGAATTGAACGCTTGGGGAAGCAATGTCTGGACGCCTTTAAATAATATGTCCAACGAACCTCGGGGGCGTGTTGCCCCCTCGCCACCACCACCATTTTTGAAGGGCACCAGTGATTCATTCGTTGGTGCTTATCCCTGGAATAACGTCACAAAAGAGGCCATTGGCCGCGACAGACCCCTTACACGTGCCGAACTCCGTCAGGTGCAAGGTGTTTTAAACCGGATTGACCGTCTGCCGTTTTTCCTGCAAACGCTGTTTACATCGCGTTATAACTTCATCCGCCGTAAAAAGAGCCCTTTAGGCGGGCTGTATTTCCTTAAAAACACGTTTGAGCGCAAGCTGCTGCCACGTCTTGAGCGTGTTAATGAGCTATGCGGGATGAATGAATCCGCCTCGATTGGTTTTCTGTCTGCGCGGGATGAATATGCACACCTGCCGGATATGAACGACAAAGAGCTCAGGAAATTTGCTGCCAGAGTTGCCTCTCAGCTCTGGAGCAAATATGAGGAGTTAAGCGACGCATGGGCGGAGGCTCACGGCGGGAAAGAGACACTTTTCACCGATGAAGCTCAGTCGCACCTATACGGGCAAGTGGCCGGTATTGCTCGCGCATTTAACATCACTCCGATGTACTGGAAAAAATACCGTAAGGGTCAGATGACGATCCGCATGGCATTTTCCGCTATTTCACGACTGATAAAAGACGAGTGGTGGGTTAATCAGCTTAAGGCGCAGAGGATGCGCTGGCGCGAGGCGCTGCTCATCGCTGCCGGTGAGGTCAACAAAGACCGTTCACCTTACGCAAGCAAAATGGCGATCCGCGATGTTCACTCGCGCCGCCTAGCTAATCTCGAATACCTGAAATCCTGTGAACTGGAAAACAAAGTCACCGGCGAACGTATCGACCTAATCAGTAAGGTCATGGGGAGTATTTCTAACCCTGAAATACGCCGCATGGAGCTGATGAACACTATCGCCGGGATTGAACGTTACGCGACCAGAGTTGGTGACGTGGGGATGTTTATCACGCTGACCACGCCATCGAAGTATCACCCGACCCGTCAGGTTGGCAAAGGTGAAAGCAAAACGGTGCAGCTCAATCACGGCTGGAACGAAACAGCATTCACACCCAAAGACGGCCAGCGCTATCTATGCCGAATCTGGAGCCTGATGCGTACAGCTTTCAAAGATAACGATTTAGAAGTTTACGGGATGCGCGTTGTCGAACCGCACCACGACGGCACGCCACACTGGCACATGATGCTGTTTTGCAAACCCGGTCAGCGTAAAGCCATTAACGAAATTATGCGTCGTTATGCCCTCAAAGAGGACGGACACGAAAAGGGCGCGGCAAAACAGCGCTTTGAGTCACGCCATCTTAATCAGGGCGGCGCGGCGGGTTATATCGCTAAATACATTGCAAAAAATATCGACGGTTACGCACTTGACGGCCAGCTCGATCATGACACCGGCAAGCCTCTGAAAGATACGGCCGCAGCCGTCACCGCATGGGCGTCAACATGGCGTATCCCTCAGTTTAAACCGATTGGTCTCCCGACGATGGGCGCTTACCGCGAACTGCGCAAGCTGCCGCGCGGGGTGAATATTGCCAGCGAGTTTGACGACAGGGTTGAAGCCGCGCGAGTTGCTGCAGATGAAGGGGACTTTGAGCTGTACATCATCGCGCAGGGTGGGGCAAACATGCCGCGTGATGCTCAGGCCGTAAGGGTTGCCCGTAAGGTGACGGATGAGGTCAACGACTATGAGGAAGATATCGAGAGGGTGGTCGGGATTTATGCCCCTCACCTCGGGGCTCACCGTGTCCATGTAACCCGTACAGCCGAATGGCGAATCGTGCCAAAGGTTTTGGCCGTTGAGCCTTTGACCTTAAAAAGCGGCTCTGCCGCGCCTCGGAGTCCTGTCAATAACTGTGGAAAGCTCACGGGCGGTGGCGATCCGGTTATGACCCCTACACCGTCTGAGCAAGCCGCAGCGGTGTTAAATCTGATTGAGCACGGGGTTATCGGCTGGAATGAACCGGACGTCGTGAAGGTGCTTAACGGGGCGTTAAAAGCTGGCACACCGCGCAAACTTAGGTTGCAAAGAAGCAATACGCCGCTCAAAACCAGTGAGCAAGCACCATCAGCTAGGATGACAAAAACCGAAAGGGATCGCGTCGCAAAAATTCGTTTCGATTTGGCTCAGAAAGGGATTACACCGGAACGTTGTGAGCTTTATGTCCTGGCGCGAGGGGGTATGGTGAAATATGGTAACCAAAAACTTTCGTATAGAGTTGTGTATGAGTGGCCAGCTTTTAAGCTAAAAAGAATGTAACCTGATACTTCCGAGTTGCTCTGACTGTTTAAGAGTTAGAAAGTTGGTATACAGTTTAGATTGGATACTGATGTTTTTGTAATAAATTGATTTTAAAGCATTATTTCTCGAATTGATGATTGTTTTTTACTCGGAGGTCTTAGCTAAACTCGAAAATGAGAATTCATTTTTACTGTAATACATTGATCAAAAAAAAGATTTTGTTTATATTGGATTTTTCCTATTTTTCTGAGGTTAGCATGGATTTTGACCCTTCTTCTCATCCTTTAATGAATTGGGCATTTGGGGGTGTAGGTGTCACCTTTGTTGGTTGGCTTGCTAGTTTGATCTGGAAAAAAATCTTCCCATCGCAGGATTCAGATGTTGTTCCAGCCAAAACACAAAATCATAATGAACAAAACGTGAATGTAAGCATCTATAATGGTTCTACAGACCCTTTGAAGAAGGAAGAACCCGTGTCAGATGACAAACAAAGCATAGATTATAAAAAAAATAATACTAAGATATTATTTATTGATGACGAAGTGAAATTTAAAGTTGTAAAAATTTTACAGAGGTCTGGATGGATACATACAAAATTGATAAAAGATGCAGAGAGTATCGATCAGGCTGAGATTAGAGAAGCAAAAATAATTTTTGTTGATATACAGGGTGTGGGACTTGAGATTACTCCTAACGAGGAAGGTTTGGGTTTAGCTTTAGCTTTAAAAACAAAATATCCCGAAAAGAAAATCATCATTTACTCTGCGGAGCAAACTGGTGACCGATTCCATAAAGCGTTACGTGAAGTTGATGATTTTTTACCGAAAGATGCTGATCCTTATCAATTCCAAACAATCGTAGAAAGTTTTGCATAACGGAGTATGTAATGTCATATTTTTATAAGCTGGAGTTATTGGATGGAAGTCTACTGAGCAATGATGTTGATGAATCGCTTCTAGAAAGCTTTAATTGTCTTAACTCCGACTCTATAAAATTCTCTCATAATAAAGTTAATTATAGAGGTTTAAGACTAAAGAGCCAGCATGGACAAGTGACTTTAATTTCAGCAGATGATGCAATTGTTAAAAGTTCAAAGTTTGCAAGGGCTAAAGCTGAGGTATTGCTTCATAGTATTCCTTCAGTCCAAGATGTGTATCGCAAGGCTAAGGAAGAGGCAAAGCAACATGTCAATCGATTAATTCATAACTTAGTGACTCTCAATGGCCATATTATCCAAGAGGTTTACTCGATCATCCCTCAGGAAGTGATGCAAGATAAAAGGCCTGGCTGGAAAGATAGAATTAAAGAGCAAGTCACTGCGGATCCTTACGACGCCTCGCAATCATTAGTAAATATTGCAAAAAATACGCTTAAAATGAAAGCTGAAATAGATGTTTACAATGCTTTGTTAAGTGAACATCCAAAAATAGTATTGCGCAATCATAGCATTCATAGAGTTCTTATGAATGTAGTGTACGTATTTTTTCCAGAGTTTACCGATAAAGGTATAAGAGTTGAAGTTGCTGAATCTAACGACACTGTTCATATAGATTATGAAACTTTTCAAGTGGCAATTTATCATCTTGTTGAGAATTCAGTTAAGTATATTAAGCCGGATTCAAATTTATTAATAGAATTTGATAAGAATCCTGGTACGAAAAAAATATCCATAGCATTTAAAATGACTAGTTTGGTTATTACCCCTGATGAAGTGGAGAAAATATTTATTGAAGGTTATTCCGGTACCATGGCTAAACTGAGTAACCGAGCCGGAAGTGGTATTGGAATGCACCGGGCTAAAAGCCTGTTGGCTCACAATAATGCTACCTTAAGAGTTGTGGCGAAACATGATACTGCTCGAGAGGTTCTGCTAGGCAGAATGTATCAAGAGAATGAGTTTATAATTGAATTTATATAACATTATATGGTTTTGATTAAGACTTTGCGAAATTATATGGGCGTCATTACTTGGCTTGCTTTTATTACTCACGGTTAGTCTTAAAAGCGATAGAGGCCGAACACAAGAATCATATTATTATCAGCATGAAGATGCATTTTTTTGCATGAGTTTCTTATCCCAGCGTTTGCCAGCCAACGTCAGTGCTGGCGCGGACCCTAGCTTCTAATGCACATGCATTAAAACCGACCCATCAAGCGCGCAGGCGAGGCGGGGATAGCACTGCGCGCCAGACGTGGTGACGGGATTTATTTTGCGCGTCTGTGCGCGTCATGCTGGCTCGCTGTGATGTGAAGTTGGTCAAGCTGATGTCGGGGCGCTTGCGTCGCGTGTGTGGCGTCTGGCTTGCTCTGAGGGTGTGCCGCCCGGAGGCGGCATTTTGGGCGGGTTTAGTCGGTCTCGATGTTGTAATCCTTAAAGCGGATCACCTCCATCCCGAGCCAGTCGTTTATTTCTTTGAAACGCTCCTGCAGCGGTGTCAGCTCGTTACGCACAAATACTCGCGCCACCTTCTCGATATCGCCCATCGAGCCTATATTTTCAGGCTTTCCGCCCATGAGCTGGAACGGCACGCGGTGCGCGTCGAGCAGGTTAGCGGCGCTCACCTTCTTGATGTTAAAAAAATCATCCTTCGTGGTGACTTCACTCAAAGGCACGATCTTAATGCCATCCGGTTTCCGGTTCGGGGCGTAGAAAAATAGGTTTTTGAAATTACCGAGTCCTTTCGAGTCACGCATGGCTGAGCGCAGTGCCTCAACGTCAGTGCTGCTCTGCGCCGCGTCGGTCACGTACATGATGTAACCCGCATGCGCACCATTCTGGTAATACTTGCGACGAAACAGCGTGGCGGATTCGTTCAGCCAGGCGGAATTAAGCGCTCAGATATTCTGGCATCCCGTAGAGCTCCTGATTGATATCGGGCTCAAGCAGATGGCACACCGAACCGGGGGCGAATTGGTGCGGGTTGGTAAAGCTCGAGACGTACCAGTAAACACCATCCTCGACACCACGGCGGGTGTATTTGGCCGGGGAGGTTTCAAGCTTTAAGAGCTGGCCGGTCACGCTCATGCGCTTTTCGAGATAGCCGTTTGCAAACACCAGATAATCAAGCACAAGGCGGCTGAAGTCCTGACGGGACAGCAACGGGTGCGGGATAAAGATGCTGGTCAGAATGTTGCGCTTTACGTAAATCGGGGAGCTGTGGTGCACGGCGGCGCGCAGGCTTTTTGCCAGTCCCGAGAAGTTGACCGGCGGCTCGTACCATTTGCCGTTATTGATGCACTCGACATAGTCGAAGATGTCGCGGCGATCCAGAACGGGTGATGGCTCACCAAAGGTGAACGCCTCCATTTTCTGCGGCGCGCTGGCGGTCATGTTGATCTGTTTTGGCTGCTTCTTTTGGCGTTTTTTCATCTTAGTTAATATCCAGAATTGAACTTGATTGCATACCGTTACCGGCGGAAAGCGGCTCGTTTAACAGGGCGTGCATGGTCGCCCACGCGATATCCGCGTGGCTGGCTTCCTCGCTGCGGCTGGCTTCATAGGTGGCGCTGCGGCCACTGCTGGTCATGGTTTTGCGGATAGCCATAAATGACTGAGTGATGTCGGTCGCACCGGCGTCGTATTCCAGACACCCGCGGCGAATGGTGTCTTTTGCTTTCAGCACCATTGCGGTTTTCATTTCCGGCGTGTAGCGGATGGCGCGCGCCGCCGGGAAGAATGAGCGCACGAGCTGGTAAACACCCTGGCCGATGCCGGTCACATCGATGCCGATATAGTCGACGGTGTATTTCTCGGTCAGCGCGCGAATGGCCTCGGCCTGTGCGGCAAAGTCCATGCCTTTCCACTGATGACGCTCAAGGATGCGGAACTTGCCACCGGCAACCAGCGGCGGAGCCAGTACCACGCACCCGGCGCTGTCGCCGGTGTGTGACGGGTCATAGCCAATCCAGACAGGACGCCAGTTAAACGGACGGCCGGCGAACGGTTCGAAGTCCTCCCATTCTTCCATCGCATCGACCATGCAGCGCTGCAGCTCCTCGAACGGGAATACCGACGCCTTATCGTCGACGAACTCGCACATAAACAGGTTACGGAAGTCATCCGCGCTGTTTTCCTGCTTAAGCTGGTCGAGGTTAAACAGGGTGCAGCCACCGGCAAGCGCGTCCTCAATGGTGACAATCTGCCGCCACTGTCCATCACCGCACAGCACGCCACCGGCGAGCGCCTGATGACTGATATCGATGTCGACACGCTCGTCGCGGTTGCTGCGGCCACGGTTAAACAGCTCGCCTGACCAGAACGGGTAAGCGCCGTGCGCCAGCGTCGACGGGGTCGAAAAATAGGTTGTGCGCAGGTGTGACTGCGAGGCCATGCCCGATGCGACTTTACGCAGCTTCTGGAAATTGGGTATCCAGAAAATTTCATCGACATACAGGTCGCCGTTGTGGCTCTGCGCGGTGTTGGAATTGGTCCCGAGAAAAATCAGCTCAGCGCCATTGTTGCCGATGACGATCGGGTCGCCTGACAGGTCGACGTCAACCAGACGGGCAAAGGCGATGATGTACTTACGGAAAACGTAAGCCTGCGTTTTACTGGCCGACAAAAATATCTGGTTTTGCCCGGTCCTGAGTGCGCGCAGGAGGGACTCGCGCGCAAAGTAGAACGTCGCGCCAATCTGGCGGGATTTCAGGATGTGGCGGATGCGGTGCTCTAATCCCGCTTTATGCCAGCGGAGCTGATAGTCAAACGACTGGTCGAAGAAAATCTCTTCCAGCTTTTCAATCGCTTCATCACTGAAGAAATTGCGTTTCGGCTTTTTGCGATCCCCTTTGTTACGGCTGGCGATATTGGGGTTTAAATCCACCTCGTTTCCGGTCTGGCCGTAGCGGTTAATGCGCGCAAGCCGCTCCATCTGGCGCGACAAAAAATCCGCGACTTTGAAGTCATGCGCGGTCAGGTCTGGCTTAGCATAGAGCTGGATAAGCCGCGCCTCTAATGTCGATTCCACGCGGTTAATCGGCGCGGTTTCTTCCCACCTATCCCGCTGTTTCCAGCTCTGTACGGTCGGGCGCTTGAGCTGCAGTATGTCGCAGATTTGCGGCACGGCGAACCCCTGCCAGTACAACAGCCGCGCCTGTCGTCGCGGGTCATTTAACAGAGAAAGGTCAGTTGAAATGGTCATGCTTGCCTCGTTTTTGGTCTGACGTGGCAAGGCTAAGGAAATAGGGGGTTATTCGCGCTAAGTGCCTGTTGTATCAGTTCTAACAGGAGCGCAAGCGGTGGCTGATACGGGTCAGAGTCGGGAAACTAAACCCGACCCGAAAACCCAACATCAGGACACCTGAACAATGGCAAAGAAAGTTTCTAAATGGTTTCGCATCGGCGTCGAGGGTGACACCTGCGATGGCCGCGTCATCAGCGGCGATGATATTCAGGATATGGCCGACACGTTCGACCCGCGCGTCTACGGCTGCCGCATTAACCTCGAACATATCCGGGGGCTGATGCCTGACAGCCAGTTTAAACGTTATGGCGATGTAACCGAGCTTAAGGCGGAGATTATCAGCGATGGCTCTGCGCTCGATGGCAAAAAAGCGCTGTTTGGCAAAATCCAGCCGCTCGACGAGCTGGTCAGCATGGTTAAGGCCGGGCAGAAGGTTTACACCTCCATGGAGATCCGTCCGAACTTTGCCAACAGCGGCAAGTGTTACCTCGTTGGCCTGGCCGTCACCGATGACCCGGCAAGCCTCGGCACGGAATACCTCGAATTCTGCAGTCGCGCCACGCAGAACCCGCTCGCCGGTAAAAAAGACCAGCCGGACGACGTTTTTTCTGTGGCTTCACTGGCTGAGCTGGAGTTTGAGGACGTTCCCGACACCATGCTCAACAGCCTGACCGATAAGGTCAAAGCCATTTTTGGCCGTAAGCAGGCCAGCGATGACGCCCGTTTCGCAGATGTACATGAGGCGGTGACCACCGTTACCGAGCAGGTACAAACCAATCTCAACGCCACCGATAAGCGCGTCACCGAGCTGGAGACCGCTTTTGCGCAGCTTAAGCAGGACGTGACCAGCAAAGTCGATGAAAACGCGCAGGCGTTTACCTCCCTGAAAAGCTCCCTCGACAGCACCGAAAGCCAGCGCCAGCCGCGCCGCGAGCTTTCAAAAGGCGGTACGGGCGACGAGCTGCTGACCAACTGCTGATAACGCGCCGGGTGCGTTGTCCGGCCTGAACCCTTTTACCCGAACAGGAAAAACCATGCGTAAAGATACCCGCTTCAAATTTAATGCCTACCTGTCCCGCGTTGCGGAGCTGAACGGCGTTTCCACTGATGACGTGGCGAAAAAATTCACCGTCGAGCCGTCGGTCACGCAAACCCTGATGACCACCCTGCAGATGTCATCCGCGTTTCTGACCAAAATCAACATCGTGCCGGTCGACGAGCTGAAAGGCGAAAAAGTCGGGGTGGGCGTCAACGGCACGATTGCGAGCACTGCCGACACCGCCGGTGATGATGAGCGTAAAACCGCAGACTTTACCGCGCTGGAGTCCAATAAATACGAGTGTGCGCAGATTAACTTTGATTTCCATATCCGCTACAAACAGCTCGACCTGTGGGCGCGATTCCAGGACTTCCAGACCCGTATCCGTGACGCCATCATCAAACGTCAGTCCCTCGATTTCATCATGGCCGGTTTCAACGGCATCGAGCGCGCGGCGACGTCCGACCGCAAAAAGAATCCGATGCTGCAGGACGTGGCGATCGGCTGGCTGCAGAAGTACCGCAATGAAGCGCCAGCGCGCGTGATGTCAAAAATCACCGACGAAGAAGGTGCGGTGATTTCAGACGTGATCCGCGTGGGTAAAAACGGCGACTATGCGAACCTCGACGCGCTGGTCATGGATGCCACCGGCAACCTGATTGACGAGATTTATCAGGATGACCCGGAGCTGGTTGTCATCACCGGGCGTAAGCTGATGGCGGATAAATATTTCCCGATCGTCAACAAAGAGCAGGCAAACACCGAGTCGCTGGCCGCTGACATCATCATCAGCCAGAAACGCATCGGCAACCTGCCAGCCGTGCGCGTGCCTTACTTCCCGGCAGATGGACTGATGGTGACGCGTCTCGACAACCTGTCTATCTACTTCATGGATGACGCGCACCGTCGCAGCATCATCGAAAACCCGAAGAAAGACCGCATCGAAAACTACAAGTCAATGAATGTTGACTATGTGGTCGAGGCTTATGCCGCCGGTTGCCTGATTGAAAACATCAAGCTCGGTGACTTTACCCCACCGGCAGCGCCGGAAAGCGCTTCCGCGCCTGCAAATAACGAAGGCGGAGAGTAAGCCATGACGAGTCCCGCAGCGCGTCACATGATGCGGGTCTCGGCCTCTGAAACAGCGCAGCGGGCTGTCGTCCCGCTGCGCAATGCAACTGCCTATGAGCAGATGCTCGTTAAGCTGGCCGCAGACAACCGCACGCTCAAACAAATCAGCTCCAAAGAGCGCAAAGCCGCGAAAAAGCGCGAGCTGCTGCCGTTCTACCTGCCGTGGGTCGCTGGCATCCTCGCAAACGGCAAAGGCGCACAGGATGACATCGTCATGACGGTGATGCTCTGGCGTCTCGATGCTGACGATATCGCCGGGGCGTTGGAAATTGCCCGTTACGCCATGACCTACGGCCTCACCATGCCGGTAGGTCGCCGTCCAACGCCGTGCCTGCTGGCCGAAGAGGTCGCGCTCGCAGCGCAGCGCCTGCTGGCGGCAAAACAGCCGGTCAATCTGGCGAACCTGCTCGACACTATCGCGCTGACTGAACGCGCGGATATGCCCGATATCGTGCGTGCGAAGCTGCACAAAATCACCGGCTACGTGCTGCGTGAAGCGGAGCAACTGCCCGAGGCGCTGGCGCACCTGCAGCGTGCGATCCAGTTAGAAAGCACTATCGGGGTGAAAAAGGATATCGAGCAGTTAGAGCGCCAGCTCAGGCCAAAACCCGAACCGGCACCGAAAACCAAAACGACTAAACCGCGCACGCGCAAGCCTGCCGCCAAACCAGCGGCACGGCGCGGGCGTCCACCAAAGGCGGCAAAAGCCGCAGGTTAACCGAGCGCTCCCCGAGCCGGGCGGCACGCCGGTCAATGCGGGTATCAATTGCCCTGACTGCGACCGGCGTCCACCGCCCACCCATTACCCGAGGTTGTCATGACGACGCTGATTATTGAGCCAAAAAAAGAGCCGCAGGATGTGCCGGGCGTGGTGATACCGCCACCGAGCGTGAGCGAGCCGGTAATCAAAAACACCCCGTTTTTTCCTGACGTTGATCCGAAGCGCGTGCGGGAAGAAATGCGACTGGAGCAGACCGTTTCCCCCGTGCGCCTGCGCCGGGCGATTAAGACCGCCATTGCGGAGACTAACGCGGAGCTGAGCGACTGGCGCGAAAGTCAGCTCGATGCCGGTTATGCCACGCTGGCGGATGTCCCAACGGACAAGCTCGACGGCGAGAGCGTGCGCGTTTTCCACTACTTCAACGCCGTGTGCTCGATGACGACGGCCACGCTTTATGAGCGTTTTCGCGGCGTGGATGCGACCGCCAAAGGGGACAAAAAAGCCGACAGCATCGACAGCACTATCGATGAAATGTGGCGGGATATGCGCTGGTCTGTGGCGCGCATCCAGGACAAAGCGCGCTGCATTGTGGGGCAAATCTGATGAAAGCATATGCGCTGCAGGGCGACACCCTCGACGCGATTTGCGCCCGGTACTACGGGCGCACTGAGGGCGTGGTCGAAACCGTCTTAGAGGCAAATCCCGGCCTGTCTGAGCTCGGCGTCATCCTCCCGCACGGCACGGCAATTGAGCTGCCTGAGACCGAGAGCGCGGCCAGAACCGAAACGGTGAATCTATGGGACTGAGTATGGAAAAAATCACCACGTTTATCGCCTACTGGCTGGCCGTGGGGCTGGCGTATGTCGGGGCAATGTCCCCCGAAAAGATGGCGCTTTACGTGGGCGGCGGATGCGCCATTTTTACCGCGCTGACGAACTACTGGTTTAAGCGCAAAACCTATATCTATCTGACGTCCCTCGGACTCGATAAAGGGGCTATTCGTGAAATCAATCGTTAAAAAGTGCAGTGTGGCCTCCGTGCTGGCGCTGGCAGCGCTGATGCCTGACTATCGTCTGCTTAACACCTCGCCCGGGGGGCTGGCGCTGATTGCCGACCTCGAAGGCTGTCGCCTGACGCCTTACCAGTGCAGCGCGGGAGTGTGGACGTCGGGCATCGGCCACACTGCAGGCGTCGTGCCAAAGGGGGAAATCACCGAGCGGCAGGCGGCGGCGAATCTCGTCGCGGATGTGCTGAACGTCGAGAAACGTCTGGCCGTATGCGCGCCGGTGAAAATGCCGCCGCAGGTTTACGACGCGCTGGTCAGTTTCTCATTCAATGTGGGAACCGGCGCGGCCTGCCGGTCGACGCTGGTCTCGTTTATCAAACGCCAGCAGTGGCCGCAGGCGTGCGACCAGCTTACCCGCTGGGTTTACGTGAACGGCGAAATTAACAAAGGGCTGGAAAACCGCCGCACGCGCGAGCGTGCTTACTGCCTCAGGGGGACTGAATGAAACTGATGTTGTTTTTACTGGCCGCGCTGATTGCGGTAGTGCTCTGGCAGCGTCATGAAACCGGCAACCTGACGCGCTCGTTTGAACGGGCGAACAGGGTCGCCACGGAACAAAAAACCGCGATCGGAATGCTGAAAAATCAGCTTTCCGTTTCACAGGGAATTGCCAGGCGAAATGAAACCGCGCAGGTCAGTTTACGCGGCGAACTGCTGGCCGCCGGTGCGATGGCCGTGCGGCGTGAAGAAACCATTACGAGGCTGATTAATGAGAATGAAACCTTACGCCGCTGGTATAGCGCTGAGCTGCCTGATGTTGTGCGCAGGCTGCACACCCGCGCCGGTTGCGCCTCCGCCGGTCATTGTTTACAGCGCCTGCCCGAAGGTGAGCTATTGCCCGATGCCGGGAAGCGACCCGGCCACTAACGGCGACTTGAGCGCCGATATTCGCAGGCTTGAGCACGCGCTCGCCGCCTGCGCGCTGCAGGTTGAAACCGTCAAAGACTGTCAGGACAAACTCGATGAAGAAAGCACGCAGCCTGCGCGAAGCGCTGATTAAAGCCGTACCGCAGCTTGAAACAAACCCCGAAATGATGCGCATCTTTGTCGATGAGGGGAATATCGATGCGCGTCTCGCGGCCTCGCTGTCGCATGAGAAAATTTACACCCTGAATGTGATCGTGTGTGACTTTGTGGGCGACCCTGACCTGATTTTCGTGCCGGTCGCCGCATGGCTCAGGGAAAACCAGCCGGATATCTGCACGCTCGATGACGGCCGCAAAAAGGGCTACCGTTTCCAGATGGATTTGAACGACGGGGACAGCATCGATATCAGCATCAGCCTGCAGCTCACCGAGCGCACTATCATCAAAGAGGAAAACGGCGCGCTGCACGTGAGCTATGCCTCTGAGCCGCCGCTGCCGGTGCCCGTAACCCCACCAAAAGAGCTCTATCTTGATGGGGAGCTGGCGAGTAAATGGGATGAGTGAATTTAAGCCCTTTGACGACCGGCTCAATGGTCTGATCGCTGCCCTGTCACCAGCAGCGCGCCGGAAGTTGGCCGGGGAGATAGCAAAAGAGCTGCGCAAGTCGCAACAGCAACGCATCAAACTGCAAAAAGCCCCTGACGGCTCCCCCTATCATGCGCGAAAGCGTCAGCCTCTCAGGGCTAAAAGCGGGCGGATTAAACGGACGATGTTTACGAAGTTGCGTACTAACCGCTACATGAAAGCCAGTTGCCGCAATGATGCGGCTGTGGTGGAATTTACCGGAAAGGTACAACGGATTGCGCGGGTGCATCAATTTGGGTTAAAAGACGCACCAAACAAAAATAGTAAAACTATAACTTATCCAGTTCGCCAGTTAGTTGGAGTAAGTGATTATGATATCAAGATGATTATGAAGGAAGTCTATATGTGTTTGTCAAATAATGGAATTTAAGATTAGTGATTGCTTTTATAACGCAGTCACTAATCTCAGTGGGCTTATTACGATGTGTGAAGGGCTTTATAAAAAACCAATCCAATTTTGTTTAAGTTCAATCTCATCTATTTCATAGTATTTATTTGTGTGCTTGGATAGTACGTGATATTTTATGTAAGAGCGTGGTAATGGAACTTTAAAAGTTGAGCCTTTCTTACAAACATTTGCAAGTATGTCTTTGTATGGGTCGGTTTTTTCAATTACCTCATGTAATAGAGTAATGTAGGTTTCATGTTGGTCATATAAGGGGATTACATCTTTTGGAGTGTTGGCAATCGAGTGCTCAAATGGCTCAAATCCTTGCTCAAATTCAGTGATATTTTTTCCTTTAAATAAAAAACTCAATGTAATAGGTCCTTGAATGGCATTTAGGCCGTCAATAAACTTTACTTTTTCAAATCTTTTGTTTTCAACATCATTTATACCAATAATTGACTGTTGGATGGTTAAGTAATTTTTCTTTGATAGTGTGATGCCAATGGTGTAAACACCATTGATTCGCACTAGACAAAAAAGTGAATTATTGTTGGTTGTAAGAATTAAAAGATGTCTATTTCTTTCCATGTCGATATATGGTTCGAATGGTTTGATGATTTCTTCATTTAGTCCGTCACCAATATTTACATATTTTGCTGCAGCTTCAATATCACCTTGGAGTAGTATTTGAGAGATTTTTATTGCGGTCTTATCATGGAAGTATCCATTAATAGAGTCAACTGCGAACTCATATGCGATCTTCAATGCTCCAATTTTCATTTTTTCAAAGTTCATACTCCATGTTGATTTGTATGCTGAATTATTTTCAACTTTTTTTGTGTCTGTCTTTACAATATCAGATTCTTTTAGATTGTTTCTCTCCAGTATTTTTTTTAAAATTAATTCTTGCTGGTCTAGATCAGACTCATCTAATGACATGGTTAATCCAATAACATTTCCTGCGTTATCCTTTATGAGTTTAGAATACGGCATGAAATAAGGTTCGTAACTCCCATCTTTTTTCCTCCTATAGGTTGCCTTTATTTCTGGGTCTTCTTCATTTGTAAAGATTCCACCTAATGGGTTAGGAATGCCACCGGTTTTCCCCTTAAGATTGTATCGGCTACGATATAACTCACCAAATTTATTATTTATTAAATGAGTGTCTACCTTTGTTCCCAATAGAGAGTTGCAATCTCTGCATACTGTGTGTACGTGATAGTAACCGCCAAGCGAGTCAGGGATAACATGTTCATCTGACATGTTATCTTTTTCTAATCTGCAAATAATGCATGTGGTCATAAATAATTCCATTTTAAATGATTGGGTTGAAGGATTTAATTTGGCTTAGGTGAGGGTGTTTACCCATGAATAATATATGCTTTTGATTTTCATGATGGAAGTGTTTATTACAAATTATTTCAATGTTGTGTCATGGACTAGCCGTGAGCTTGGCTTTGAGTTATTTAGCTGTCAGAGGCATCCTTTCTCCATGAATAATCTAAATTCTCTGCAGGAAATCACACGCGCGATCCGCAACCTTATCCGCACCGGCATCGTGACCGAGGTCGACCACGACGAGGGGCTTTGTCGTGTCCAGACTGGCGGCATGGAAACCACCTGGCTGAACTGGCTAACCTGTCGCGCCGGTCGCTCGCGCGTATGGTGGGCTCCGTCCGTTGGCGAGCAGGTACTTTTGCTGGCGATCGGCGGCGAGCTCGACACGGCCTTTGTGCTGCCCGGCATTTTCTCTGACGACCATCCCGCGCCGTCTGCCTCACCTGATGCATTTCATGCGTCCTTTCCTGACGGGGCGGTTATCGAGTACGAACCCGAAAACGGCGCGCTCACCGTGTCAGGCATCAAAACCGCTGACATCATCGCGTCTGAGTCCATTACGGCAACCGTGCCGGTGGTGCTGGTGAAAGCCTCGACCAGTATCACGCTTGATACGCCGGAGGTGGTTTGCACCAACAAACTGACGACCGGCACGCTCGAAGTAAAGAAAGGCGGGACTATGTCCGGGAACATTGAGCACACCGGCGGGACACTGAAATCAAACGGCGTGCAGGTGGACAACCACGCACACGGCAACGTTCAGAGCGGCGGAAGCTGGACTAAGGGGACGCAATGACGGTGCGTTATCTGGGAATGAACAGCCGGACCGGCCTCAGTATCTCTGAGGTTGAGCATATCCGGCAAAGCGTGCGCGACATTCTGGTCACGCCGGTTGGCTCACGCGTCATGCGCCGTGAATATGGCTCGCTCCTGTCGCAGATGATTGACCAGCCGCAGACCCCGGCGCTGCGCCTGCAGATTATGGCCGCGTGCTATTCCGCGATCCAGAAGTGGGAGCCACGCGTAGACCTCTCGACCATTACCTTTGAACGGTCGGAGACCGACGGCGGGCTGTATGTCGACATCACCGGCACCCGCTCGACCGGCGGCCAGCCATTTTCCATCACCATTCCACTGAGCTAAATCACTATGGCAACCGTTGACCTGAATCAGTTACCTGTTCCCGATGTGGTGGAAGAACTGGACTTTGAAACCATTCTTGCCGAACGCATTGCGACGCTAATTTCGCTTTATCCCGAAAATCAGCAGGAGGCTATCGCCCGGACGCTGGCACTTGAGTCAGAGCCGATTGTGAAGCTGCTGCAGGAAAACGCCTATCGTGAAGTTATCTGGCGTCAGCGTGTGAACGAAGCCGCGCAGGCGGTAACGCTCGCGTATTCAACCGGTCGCGACCTTGACGTCGTGGCCGGGAACAATAATACCGGACGCCTGACCATTACCCCTGCAGATGACACCACCATACCGCCAACGCCTGCCGTTATGGAATCAGATGCTGACCTGCGACTGCGCACACAACAAGCTTTTGAAGGATTAAGCGTGGCGGGTCCGGTTGGTGCCTATGAGTATCACGGTCGAAGCGCTGACGGACGGGTCGCCGACGTGTCGGTCGAAAGCCCGTCGCCCGCCTGCGTGACGATTTCCGTGTTATCCCGTGAGGGTGACGGCACCGCGAGCCCTGAGTTACTGGCAGTCGTTGAAAAAGCACTGAACGCCGAAGATGTGCGACCGGTGGCTGACCGTGTGACCGTCCAGTCAGCCGAGATTGTGCCGTACCAGATTGACGCGACGATCTACGTTTACCCCGGCCCCGAATCTGAGCCCATCAGGCAGGCATCAGAGCAGAGGCTTCAGAGCTACATCAGCGCGCAGCACCGCCTCGGGCGTGATATCCGGCTGTCAGCCATTTACGCGGTGCTGCATGTTGAGGGGGTACAGCGTGTCGAGCTGGCATCACCACAGGCCGATATTGTGCTGAGCAAGTCGCAGGCGTCGAACTGTACCGAGTACCAGATAACTATCGGGGGCTCGGATGAGTGACCGGCTGTTACCCGTTGGCTCGTCGCCGCTGGAGGTTGCCGCCGCTGCCGCGCTCTCTGAGATTCAGCGCGTGCCGGTAACGCTGCGCACTCTGTGGAACTGGCGCACCTGCCCGGTAAACCTGCTGCCGTATCTGGCGTGGGCGCTGTCGGTCGACCGGTGGGATGAGAAGTGGCCGGAGGCGACAAAGCGCAGCGTCTGCGCATCTTCGTTTTTCGTCCATCAGCACAAAGGCACCATCAGCGCATTGCGTCGGGTGGTTGAGCCGCTCGGCTTTCTGATTGAGGTGCGCGAGTGGTGGCAGCTCAACGAGGCGCCAGGCACTTTCCGCCTCGTTGTCGGCGTGCTCGACAGCGGCATCACTGATGAAATGTATCAGGAGCTCGAGCGCCTGATTGAAGACGCCAAACCGGCAAGCCGCCACCTGACGGGGCTGGCTATCAGCCTGAGTGCGACCGGTGAGCTATATGTCGGCGCGGGATGCTACGACGGCGACGCGCTCACCGTTTACCCCTACACCCCCGAGGAAATTGTCGTCGGCGGTGAATATTACCCGGCCTCGGCCATCCATTTGATTGATAACCTGAGAGTGAACGCATGACCGCAAAATATCTTGCCATTCTGACCAATCAGGGCGCGGCGCGGCTGGCGAACGCGGCGGCACTCGGTACCAGACTAAACCTGACGCAGATGGCCGTCGGCGATGCGAATGGTACTTTGCCGACCCCTGACCCGGCGCAGACGAAGCTCATTAACCAGAAGCGCATCGCACCGATAAACCTGCTGACCGTTGACCCGGCCAATACCAGCCAGATTATCGCGGAACAGATTATTCCCGAGAATGAGGGCGGTTTCTGGATACGCGAGATTGGTCTCTACGACGATGAGGGGATTCTGATTGCCGTGGCAAACTGCCCGGAGACCTACAAGCCGCAGCTGCAGGAGGGAAGCGGCCGCACGCAGACCATTCGCATGATTCTGATTGTGTCGAGCACGTCGGCCATTACCCTGAAAATCGACCCGTCGGTGGTGCTGGCAACGCGCCAGTATGTCGAGGATAAGGTTATCGAGGTGAAAGCCTATGCCGATAATCTGCTGGCCGCACACCTCGCCGCTGCAGACCCGCACACGCAATACCTCAAAACGGCGGATATTGATAAATATATTCCGGTCGGTTTTCCGCTGCCGTGGCCACAGGCAACTCCGCCGGAGGGCTGGCTTAAATGCAACGGCGCGGTTTTTGACAAAGTGAAATATCCAAAGCTGGCTGTCGCTTATCCATCCGGTAAATTGCCTGACTTGCGAAGTGAGTTTTTGCGAGGGTGGGATGACGGGCGCGGGATAGATAATGGACGAGCGCTATTATCCGCTCAGGTCGGCTCTGGAGTTGGGATGTTCATCGGGGGTCATTCAGATGGGACCGCATATATCCCATTGAGTGATTTCGACAGCGTTGTCGACAACAGCCCGTCATGGTCACACATAAATACCGCAGGGCTGATTTCTTCAATTGGTGGTCAACGGTCATCATTCGGCGCTCGCCCACGCAACATTGCATTTAACTACATCGTGAGGGCGGCATAATGGCAAAAGCGACACTTAACAAACAGGGCATTACCACAAAAGCCGGTGATATGACGGTTTATAACTATGACGGTGAAACCCGCGAATATCTGACGTCCTCTGTCGAGTTTCTGGCGCTGGGCGTGGGGATTCCTGCTAATTCCTGCACCGATGCACCGGTCGAAGAAAAAGAAGGTTTCGCGGTGTGTCGCGCGGCCAGTCTTGACGGGTGGGAGTATGTCGCAGACCATCGCGGTGAGACGGTTTATGACACGGAAACCGGTCAGCCGGCCAACATTACCGCGCCCGGTGACTATGCCGTCGGCGTAACTACGATTGCACCGTCGACCCCCTATGACCGCTGGAACGGTGGCGAATGGGTCACGGATAAGGACGCGCAGAAAAACGGTCAGGTTAAGGAGGCTGAACAGAAAAAATCCGCGCTGCTGTCAGAGGCGCAAAGCGCTATCAGCCTGTGGCAGACTGAGCTGCAGCTCGGCATCATCAGAGACGATGACAAGGCCAGCCTGATTGCGTGGATGAAATACATTCAGGCGCTGAACGCGATCGACACATCTACGGCGCCGGATATTGAGTGGCCGGAAAAACCAGAATAAACGAAGCCCTCCACCCGGAGGGCTTTTTTGTATGTTGTGTTATCCCTCCACCAACGGCATTGCATCGCGCCTGCGCGACACACAACAGAAAATAGTCGCACCCCTAACCACGGAGTTAAACAGATGGGCGACTATCATCACGGCGTCGAGGTCATCGAGATTAATGATGGCACGCGCACCATTTCCACCGTCTCGACGGCCATCATCGGCATGGTCTGCACGGCCAGCGATGCTGACGCAAAGACATTCCCCCTGAACGAGCCGGTGCTGATTACCAGCGTGCAAACGGCGATCGGTAAGGCCGGTAAAAAAGGCACGCTGTCAAAATCCCTGCAGGCCATCGCCGACCAGTGCAAACCGGTCATTGTGGTGGTGCGCGTTCCTGAAGGTGTCGACGACCCGTCAGACCCGGAAGCGGCGCAGAAAGAAACCATTTCCAACATCATCGGCACGACCGACGAAAACGGCAAATACACCGGGCTGAAAGCGCTGTTAACAGCGAAAACCGTCACCGGTGTTAAGCCGCGCATTCTCGGCGTGCCGGGGCTGGATACGCAGGAAGTGGCGACCGCGCTTGCGTCGACCTGCCAGAGCCTGCGCGCGTTCGGCTATGTGAGCGCGTGGGGCTGCAAGACCATTTCCGACGCCATTAAATACCGTGAGAACTTCAGCCAGCGCGAGCTCATGGTCATTCACCCTGATTTTCTGGCATGGGACACCACGGCGAACGAAACCCAGACCGCATGGGCGACCGCCCGCGCGCTCGGCCTGCGCGCCAAAATCGACCAGACAATCGGCTGGCACAAGACGCTGTCCAACGTCGGCGTAAATGGCGTCACCGGCGTCAGTGCCTCGGTGTCATGGGATTTGCAGGAGCAGGCCACCGACGCCAACCTGCTGAATCAGGCCGGGGTGACAACGCTCATCCGCAACGACGGCTTTAAGTTTTGGGGCAACCGCACCTGCTCGGACGATCCGTTATTCGTGTTTGAAAACTACACCCGCACGGCGCAGGTGCTGGCCGACACGATGGCGGAGGCGCACGCGTGGGCGATGGATAAGCCCGTTTCCGCAACGCTTATCCGCGACATCGTCGCCGGTATCAATGCCAAATTCCGCGAGCTGAAAAACAACGGCTATATCGTTGACGGCTCCTGCTGGTACGACCCGGAGTCAAACACCGTGGAAACCCTGAAAGCCGGGAAGCTGTATATCGATTACGACTACACCCCCGTCCCGCCGCTGGAAAACCTGACCCTGCGCCAGCGCATCACCGATACCTATCTGGCAGACCTGTCAGACTCGATCAACAGCTAAGGAGCTCAGAGCATGGCGTTACCACGCAAACTGAAATACCTGAACATGTTTAACGACGGTCTCATCTACATGGGCGTCGTTGAATCCGTCACCCTGCCAAAGCTAACCCGCAAGCTTGAGAAATATCGCGGCGGCGGGATGCCGGGCTCAGTGTCGATTGACCTCGGCCTCGACGACGACGCGCTGTCGCTTGAGTGGACGCTGGGCGGCCTGCCTGACGTTGAGCTGTGGGCACAGTACGCGTCACCGGGTGCCGACAGCGTGCCGCTGCGCTTCACCGGCTCTTTCCAGCGCGATGATACCGGCGCTATTTCCGCCGTTGAAGTGGTCATGCGTGGCCGTCACAAGGAGTACGACGGCGGCGAGAACAAACAGGGCGAAAGCGGCACGACCAAAATCGCGACCGAGTGCTCGTACTACCAGCTCACGATCGACGGCAAAGAGGTCATCGAGATTGACGTCGTCAACATGGTGATAAAAGTCGACGGCGTCGACCGTCTCGCTGAGCACCGCCGGGCGATTGGCCTGTAACCCGTTAACCGGTCAGCCAGGCTGGCCGGTCCCTTACTCACATTCAAACAGAGCAACATCATGGAAAACATCAACAAAACCGAAAACCCAAACATTGTGATCCTCGATAATCCAATCATGCGCGGTGAGCAAAAAATCGAACAGGTGACGCTGACCAAACCCAATGCCGGAACCCTGCGCGGTGTCAGTCTGGCCGCGCTGGCAAACTCTGACGTCGATGCGCTGATTAAGGTGCTGCCGCGCATGACATACCCGGCGCTGACCGAGCCCGAGGTCATGCGTCTGGAAGCATCAGACCTGATTTTGTTCGCCGGTAAGGTGGTCGGTTTTTTGTCACCATCTTCGGCTCGCTGACCTTCCCGGATAACTTTTCGGTCGATGACCTGATGGCGGATATCGCGGTGATATTTCACTGGCCGCCATCAGAGCTAAATTCCCTGAGCGTGACCGAGCTCATCACATGGCGCGAAAAGGCGCTGCAGCGAAGCGGACACCACCATGAGCAATAACGTCAGGATTGAGGTACTGCTGAACGCAGTGGACCGGGCAAGCCGACCGCTCAAAGCTATCCAGACTGCCAGCAAGACCTTTGCTGGCGATATCCGCACTTCTCAAAACAGCCTGCGCGATCTGAATGCGCAGGCGTCCCGAATTGACGGATTCAGGAAAGCGAGCGCACAGCTTGCCGTGACCGGCCAGTCACTTAACAAGGCGAAACAGGAAGCCGCTGCGCTGGCCGTGCAGTTTAAAAACACGCAGAACCCTACAACCGCACAGGCGCGAGCGATGGAAGCGGCGAAGAAATCCGCCGCTGACCTGCAGCTCAAATACAACAGCCTCAGGCAGTCGGTACAGCGTCAGCGAACCGAACTCGCACAGGCCGGGATAAATACCCGTACCCTGTCGGCGGATGAGCGCCGTCTCAAAACCAGCATCAGTGAGACGACCGCACAGCTCAACCGGCAGCGCGAGGCACTGGCGCGGGTCAGTCAACAGCAGGCGCGACTGAGTCGCGTTAAAGAGCGTTATCAGGCCGGTAAATCCCTTGCCGGAGGCGCTGCAGCGGCAGGCGCGGCGGGCGTCGGTATTGCCACGGCGGGAACGATGGCTGGAGTGAAATTACTCACACCCGGTTATGACTTTGCACAGAAAAACTCTGAGCTGCAGGCCGTACTCGGGGTCGATAAACAGTCGCCCGAAATGGAGGCGCTGCGCAAACAGGCGCGCCAGCTCGGGGACAATACCGCTGCGTCTGCAGATGATGCGGCCAGCGCGCAGATTATCATTGCGAAAAGCGGCGGGGATGCAGCAGCGATTCAGGCGGCGACGCCGGTCACGCTGAATATGGCGCTGTCTAACCGTCGCTCGATGGAAGAAAACGCCGCGCTGCTGACGGGTATGAAATCCGCGTTTCAGATGTCAAACGACCAGATCGCACACATCGGCGACGTGCTGTCGATGACGATGAACAAAACGGCCGCTGACTTTGACGGGCTGAGCGACGCCCTGACCTATGCTGCGCCGGTAGCAAAAAATGCCGGGGTCAGTATCGAGCAGACCGCCGCAATGGTCGGCGCGCTCCATGACGCCAAAATCACCGGCTCGATGGCGGGGACGGGCAGCCGTGCCGTCCTGAGTCGCCTGCAGGCTCCGACCGGTAAGGCATACGAGGCCATCAAAGAGCTAGGCGTTAAAACGTCTGACAGCAAGGGCAACACGCGCCCGATATTCGCCATTCTGAAAGAAATGCAGCGCAGTTTTGAGAAAAACAATCTCGGAACAAGCCAGAAAGGCGAGTACATGAAAACCATCTTTGGTGAGGAAGCCAGCTCGGCGGCGGCGGTACTGATGACCGCGGCCTCAAGCGGCAAACTCGACCAGCTCACGGCGGCGTTTAAAGCCTCGGACGGGAAAACCGCTGAGCTCGTTAAAATCATGCAGGACAACCTCGGCGGTGACTTCAAAGAATTTCAGTCAGCCTATGAGGCCGTCGGTACTGACCTGTTTGACCAGCAGGAGGGCTCACTGCGTAAGCTCACCCAGACTGCCACGAAATATGTGTTAAAGCTCGACGGTTGGATCCAGAAAAATCAGGGACTGGCGCAGACCATCGGCATCATAGCAGGCGGCGCACTGGCAATTATTGGCATCCTCGGGGCAATTGGTCTGGTCGCCTGGCCGGTTATTACCGGCATTAATATTTTGATTGCCGATGCGTCGCTGCTAGGGACGGTTTTCTCTGTGGTGGGCGGCGCCATCATGACCGTGCTCGGGGCGCTTACCTGGCCGATTGTGGCTATTGGCGTTGCCATCGTCGCCGGTGCGCTGCTTATTCGCAAATACTGGGAGCCAATAAGCGCGTTTTTCTCAGGCGTAATGGAGGGGCTAAAGCAGGCTTTTGCCCCTGCAGTGGAATTATTCGAACCGTTAAAGCCGGTTTTTGACTGGCTGGATGACAAACTGAAAGCGGCGTGGCAGTGGTTTAAAGACCTGATCGCACCGGTTAAATCGACGCAGGAGACGCTCGACAGCTGCAAAAATGCGGGTGTGATGTTCGGTAAGATGCTGGCCGAAGCGCTGATGTTACCGCTCAAAAGCTTTAATACATTGCGTACCGGTGTTAACTGGCTGCTGGAAAAGCTCGGGGTTATCAATAAAGAATCGAGCGACCTTGACCAGAAGGCCGCTAAAGCCAGTGCCGTCACCGGCTCGCAAGATGGGTCTTATATTCCGGCAACCTCAGCATATGGCGGTTATCAGGCATATCAGCCGGTGACGGCACCCACTGGTAAGACTTACGTCGACCAGAGCAAGCCAGAATATAACATCAACCTGAATGGTGGCATCGCGCCGGGCAGCGACCTTGACCGTCAGCTCCGAGAGGCTGTCGATAAATTCGACCGTGAAAACCGTGCGCGTCAGCGCTCAAGTATGCGCCATGACTGAGGGGGATAAAGCATGTTAATGGTATTAGGTTTGTTTGTGTTTGAGCGCCGCACGCTGCCCTATCAGTCTATGCAGTATTCGAAGGATTACCGCTGGGCGTCAAACGATCGTATCGGCAGGCCACCGGCTTACCAGTATCTCGGGGAAGGTGAAACCACGCGCACGCTGACGGGCGTGCTCTATCCCGAAATTACCGGCGGACGTCTGTCACTGACCGCCATCGAGCTGATGGCAGACGAGGGGCGAGCGTGGCCGCTGATTGACGGAACGGGCATGATCCACGGCATGTATGTCATCGACAAAGTGACACACACGCACACCGAGCTATTCAGCGATGGAGCGGCGAGAAAAATCGAGTTTAGCCTGTCCCTTAAACGGGTCGATAAATCGCTGGCGGCAATTTATGGCGACCTGAAAACGCAGGCCGACAATCTGGTCACGTCTGCCGTTGACTGGCTGGGAGGGCTGGCTGGATGATTACGGGAATGGATATTCAGGCCGGGGCGAAGATAGCCCCGGCGTTTATGCTCAAGCTGGATAACGAGGATATCACACAGGATTTTAGTGACCGTCTTATCAGCCTGACCATGACCGACAATCGCGGATTTGAGGCCGACCAGCTCGATATCGAGCTCGATGATACTGACGGCCAGATAGCAATGCCACCGCGCGGCGCAACATTGACACTGTGGTTAGGCTGGCAGGGTGCAGCGCTGATAAAAAAAGGGACGTTCACGGTCGACGAAATCGAGCACAGGGGTGCTCCTGATACGCTGACCATCCGGGGGCGAAGCGCCGATTTTCGCGGGACGCTGAACTCTCGCCGGGAACAGTCATGGCATGACACCACGCTCGGGAAAATTGTTGAAACGATTGCGGCACGCAATAAGCTGGCCGCCAGCGTGGCCGACACGCTGAAAGCCGTCACAGTGCCTCACATTGACCAGTCGCAGGAATCCGACGCGGTGTTTCTGTCCCGCCTGGCTGACCGGAACGGGGCGTCGGTTTCGGTAAAAGCGGGAAAACTGTTATTCCTGAAAGCGGGGAGCGGTAAGACGGCCAGCGGAAAGCCCATTCCGCAGATGACGCTTGAGCGCGGGGATGGCGATCGTCATCAGTTTGCCATTGCTGACCGGGAAGCCTATACCGGCGTGACGGCAAAATGGCTGCACACCAAAGACCCGAAGCCGCAAAAGCAAAAGGTGAAGCTCAAGCGTAAACCGAAAGAGCAACACCTCCGCGCATTGCAGCACCCGAAAGCGGCCAAAGCCACAGCAAAGGCCAAAGCTAAAAAAGAGCAGGAAGCGCGAGAGGGTGAGTATATGGCCGGTGAAGCTGACAACGTGCTGGAGCTTACGACCATTTACGCGACAAAGGCGCAGGCCATGCGCGCCGCTCAGGCGAAGTGGGACAAGCAGCAGCGAGGTGTCGCGGAGTTTTCAATCACGCTGGCGATTGGCCGGGCAGATTTATTTCCTGAAACGCCAATCGTGGTGAAAGGGTTTAAGCGCGTCATAGACGAGCAGGCGTGGATAATCAGCCGGGTGGTGCATAACCTCAACAGCAACGGCTACACGACGGGCTTAGAGCTTGAGGTTAAGGTTTCGGATGTGGAGTACGAAAGCGAAGAATTAACGCAGTGATTTGTTTTTATGTATTTGTTATATAAGGATAAATTGAGTAAAATTAGCGCATCGGAAATTAAATGAGGTGCTCACCATGTTTCACTGTCCAAAATGCCATTTTGCCGCTCACGCCCGCACAAGTCGCTATTTTACCGACACGACCAAAGAGCGGTATCACCAGTGTACAAACATCAACTGCAGCGCGACGTTTGTGACCACCGAAACGGTAGAGCGCTTCATTGTATCGCCGGGCGTTGTAGTACCAGCGGCACCTCACCCGACAACATCAGGCCAGCAACAAATGCACTGGCAGTGACCAAAAGAAAGCCCCGCAAATGCGGGGCTTTTTGTATGCTGACTACTTAAAAAGCCGCGTATGTGAAAGCATGATCCCTTTTGCTTTTACTTCTGTTTCTTTCCCCATTTCATTACAGGTATCGAGCGGGTTTTCCATCACATAACCCTGTGCTTTATGCTTGTTTAGAATGTGCAGCTCTTTGACAGTCTTAAGGTAATTAGCCGGTACATCCTTAGTCCATATAGCCATGCAGGCACCTGCGCTGATAATTGCATCGTAAACAGTAGGGGTGATCTGATTCTCGTTTAATACCACTGTTAAAGTGTCGCCACTTTTTGAGACCTCAATCGGCTGCCACGGCTTAAGCGATTTTTTGAGAGTGGCGATGTCATTTGCCTGCGAGGTAAAGGACGTAAGGACGAGGGAGAGTAGGAGTGTGGTTTTCAGAAGTTTCAAAATAATTTCCTTATTAAACAAATGCTTGAAATTCATTGTGTCATTCAAATACTAAAAAAGCAAAGCCTCGCACATGACAGGGCTTTTTTCGATGTGTGGACGATGTGTTGACATCATCAGAAACAAATCCTTTTGTTTCATGGCCTTGCATCTAAAATTAAAACAGCAATGCAGGTTTTTTATGTCTTTTCGGAAAGCAATTTTTTTTTTGAAAAAAAACATGGTCGTATTGTAATAATGAGCTCATAAGATATTGATTTTATTGCGACATAAGAGTTAGCCTGAGGAATTGTAAAAAACTATTGCTTTGTTTTTAAGTCTGGTGTTAAGTAGTTGTGTCTATTTTGCCTATGACTTTATTAATAGCCTAGGTTGGGCTCAATTGATTATATTGTTAACTTACAAGGGTATTTAAAATTACATGGAGATAAAAATCAGTGGTACAGGGCTTAGTATATTAATTCCAGTAGTTATTAGTTTGATTGGTGGTGCGTATGCCGTAGGGCAGTCAATAAATTCCGCTCAAGTAGAACATCAAAAAGAAATAATTGAAGAATACAAAAACTCAAGCCAACTTGATGCGCCTAATCTAATTTCGGCGTTGAGACAGTCAGCAAATGCAATAAAATTATCTGCGACTGAAAGGCATGCATTGGATGACGCAAAAACTAGAGTTGATGAGTATGCAAAACGAATAGGGGTTTGTGATGTGAAGTTGAAAGAATCTGAGCAAAAAATAACTCAAATGACCGAGAGTTCTACTAAAGAGCAAACGCAATGCGCTGCTCAAATTCAAAATTTGAAAAGCGAATTGGAATCATATGTGCCAGAAACAAAAGATATTAAACTCAAACTTGGTATTGCGGCTGAGTTGATACGAGGTAAAGTAATGCTTGGTATTGGCGCAATTTATAATAACCGCGCTGTTATTAATGTGAATTCAGATACTATATTCTTAAATGTTGGGGAAAGTACAAAAATAAAATCTGACAGACGTGACTGCGACTTGTGGTTAACAGGAGTTGATGAAAGAGCAGGTGAGGGAATTTTTAAATTAAATTGTCCTATTGAGCGCAAGCTCACTTCTACCTCAGAATAA